CGGTTCCTGATGTTACTACCTATACTGTCGCAGTGACAGATGGTACAACTAGCTTCATGGCTGCTACTAGTTTTGATGCTGCTGCTATCAACACAATTAAGGGCGGTGTAACTCCCGGCTTTATTGCTGCTGCTGATACCATTGATGTATTAACTTCCATCTCTGGCTCGCCCGGTATCATCACTGGTCGTGTGTGGGCTTTGGTGGTTGATTGCAACTCTGGTACTCGTACCGCTGCCACTGTTGACCGTGACCAACTGGCTTAATATTTAAGCTTTGTTAGGGGGTGCTGGGGATTCTCGGCGCTCCCTTTCTTTGTTTGTAGCTCTGATTAGAGAGCTTTTTTATAATGAGAGGATTCTCTAATGGCTATTACTTCCGCACTCTGCACCAGCTTCAAGAAAGAACTGCTGGAGCGTAAACATGACTTCAATGCTACAAGCGGTCACACATTCAAGATTGCATTGTATACATCCACTGCCACTCTTGGCGCATCTACCACAGCATACACCACCACCAATGAAGTTGTTGGCACTGGCTACACAGCCGGTGGACTTGCACTAACTAACATTGACCCTACCAGCAGCGGCACTACAGCCTTTATTGACTTTGCTGATGCAACGTTTGCTTCTGCCACCATCACTGCTGCTGGCGCTCTAATCTATAATACCACAACTGACGGTGGCAGTGCTACAACTAACGCTGTTGCTGTCATCTCCTTTGGTGGTGATAAGACTTCTACGAATGGTGACTTCGTAGTGAGTATGCCTGTTGCTGATGCAAGTAATGCTATAATTCGTATTGCATGAAAACTTGTCGAATCTGTAATACTGAAAAACAACTTTCTTTTTTCTACATAAGAGGGGAAAAGAATGGTATTTCTGTGTATAGAAACGAATGTAGACAATGTACTACTGCAAAAGCTAAGACCTATTACTTTTCTAATGTTGATAAAAGTAGAGAATATCATAGGCAATTTCAAGCTATGAAGAAGCTTACTAATCCTGATTATAATAAACTCTATTATATTAATAATAAAGAACGAATTGATCAACGCAATAGTGAAAGCTATTATCGTAATTCGGATAAGCGAAAAGCAAAAGTTGCAGAATGGGCTTGTGAAAATCGTGGGAAGTCAAACGCAATCAAAAAAGCATATAAAGAATCAAAGTCAAAAGCTTTACTTTCTTGGATTGCTAACGATGAAGATATGATGTGGATGATTGATGAAGCTTATACATTAGCTACTTTACGATCTGAAATTACTGGTATTAAATGGCACGTTGATCATATTGTTCCATTACGTGGTAAAAAAGTATGCGGTTTACATGCCCCTTGGAATCTACAAGTAATTACAGCAAAAGAAAACTGTAGTAAAAGTAATAAATTTGAAATAATTTAATGGCCTCCACTACCCGCTCTGGTGCAATCTATGGCATCGGCACCTATGGTGTTGTTCGCTATGGAATAAGCAATGTTGCTTATGTACCTGACGGTGTGGCTGCAACGGCTAGTGTCGGTGAATTAGTTGTTAAAGCTAACGCATCACAGGTATTGGTTGGTGTTGTAGCAACAGCACAGATTGGCTCAGTTGTTACTACAGCTTCTGCCACCACAGCAATTAGTGGTGTTGAAGGAACAAGCAGTCTTGGTAATGTTGAAGTTAGAGATAATGCTAGACCAACCTTTGATGGATTGTCTGCAACAGGCGATGTTGGCAGTCTAACCATTAGCGCCACTTCCAATGCTTTGTTGGTTGGCGTGGTTGGTACTGCTAATGTTAATGACGTTGTTGTAAAAGGTTTCAACGTTTTTGAGCTTGTTGGCGTATCTGCAACAAGCAGTCTTGGCACTATTGAAGTTAGAGACAATGCTAGACCAACTTTTGACGGTGTCTTTGCTGTTGCTAATGTCGGTAATGTCAGTATAACTAACGTAGTGTTTGACTACGCAGCAGTTGCTGCTTTGTATTCAAAAGCAAGAACAGTTTTCGTAGCCCGTCAATCAACCGGAAAAGAACGAACTGTTATAATTGAAGCACAGAATAGAATAGTATATGTTAATAAAGACTCTTCGCTAATTGGTAAAGTGGCGTATGTGGCTAATGTTAATAGAAACATATACCCATCACGAAGTCTTTCTTCAGAAGATCGTCGTGTATTTGTAGCATAAGGATATATAATGTCGTTTAAATGGCCTAGTAAAGACCCTGATGAAACTTTAGACTACAGTGTTGACTGGTCTAGGTTTATTGGAACTGCAACAATTTCTTCAGTGACTTGGTATGTTGATAATGCTGATGGTGTTAAAACCGCCATTGCTGGTGGCGCTGTTGTTAACGGCATTCAGAATGTTTCTCAAACTGTGTCTGGTAAAGTAACTACAATTAACTTAGGGCTTGGAACAAACAATGTTGAATATAAGTTCTATTGTTCCATTACAGATACTACAGGCCGTGTTGCTGAGCGAGTTATTCGCTTGAAGATTAAGGAACAATAATATGGCATATGATTATATTGGGTTGACTAACGAAGTTAATCGTAGGCTTAACGAGGTTGAGCTAACCTCTGCAAACTTTGCAAGCTCTGTTGGGTTTTATGCCACTGTTAAAGATGCAGTGAATGCTTCTATTCGTGACATCAATCATACCCATTACGAATGGCCTTTCAATCATGTACTAGCTGAAGAAACTCTTAGCGCTGGTATTACTCGTTACGCTTTTCCATCTGATGCAAACACCTTAGACTTTGATACCTTCCGTATTAAAGCAGACACTACTCTTGGAAATGACACAGTTAAGCTAAGGCTTGTTTCTTATGAAGACTATTTAGAGAGTGCTGTTGATCAGGAATATAGCACAGACAAACGAGAAGTTCCGAAGGCTGTGTTTCATTGTCCTAGTCTTGAGTATGGTGTGACACCAGCACCTGATAAAGCCTACGAAGTGTTGTACGAATACTATCGCATTCCTGTCGATCTTGAAAGTTCTACAGATGTACCAAGCATTCCTGAACGATTCCGTCATGTCATCATTGACGGTGCCATGTACCATGCTTACATGTTTCGTAGCAACGAGCAAGCAGCAAACATTGCTAAAGGTAAAATGGAAGAAGGTATTAAGCATATGCGAACGATGCTTGTAAATCGTTATAGTGCTATGCGCTCCACTGCCATTATCAATCGTGCCACTTCAAGCTTTGGAAGCAGGGTAGCGTAATATGGCAGACGCATGGCAAACATACGCCTTTGAGTTTAAGGGTGGACTTGTTTCTAACTTGTCGCCCTTGCAGCATGGCTCTCAACTGCCCGGTAGTGCAAGGCTGCTAAAGAATTTTGAACCATCTACTGAGGGTGGCTACAGCCGTATTGCTGGCTATAGTAAATATGACACTTCTTTTGTTCCATCCTATGGTGAACCAAAGGTGCAAGGAAGTGGTCAAACTGGAACATCATTATCTCTAGCTAATATTTACATTGCTCCAGTTGATGGCGGTACATTCACCATTGCTGGTGTTGCTGGCACATACACTATAGCAACAGGCGGTGTTACATATAATAGTACAAACAAGACAGTTGCTTTAGTATTAACAACTTCTTTAGCATCTAGCCCTGCTGATAAAGCTGCTGTCACTTTTACATCACATGTCGGAACTGTTAAAGGTGTTGCTGCTTGGCAAGGCAGTGTTGTTGCTCTTCGTAACAATGATCTTTACAAATCAACCACCTCTGGCTGGACAAAGATTAATAAGCCCTCATATGGAACTGTGTTGGTTAATGGTGGTAGTCAGACAGGCTCTAGCTTAGTCATTGACGGATTGACCAGCGCTCCTAAAGTTGGTGATACCTTTTCTGTCAATGGCATTGAGAAGGTCTATACGGTGCTTGCAGACGCCGTTGTTGTCTCTGGCGGCACTACCCTGTCCATCAGCCCTTCGCTCGCTTCTAGCCCTGCTGACAACGCTGCTGTGTCTTGGTTGTCTTCTAATTACACAAGCGGTACAAAGCTTCGCACTGTGAAGTATCGTATTGGTACAGTGGAGAAAATGGTTGGTGTTGATGGTCTTAACTATCCCTTTGTTTGGAATGGTACAACCTTCAGTCTTTTAAATAGCGCACCCGCTGATGTGCTTGGTTCACAGTTTGCTGTGTTTCATAAGAATCAAATGTTCTTTGCTAAAGGTGATGTATTAAGCTTTACAGCACCATACACTGATAATGATTTTACTGCAGCA